ACCAAATTCTGTTGTTCGTGATCCACCAAATGCTGTTGTAGGTGATTTTGTTGTTGCTAATATTGTAGGTGATCCACCAAATTCTGTTGTTCGTGATCCACCAAATGCTGTTGTAGGTGATTTTGTTGTTGCTAATATTGTAGGTGATCCACCAAATTCTGTTGTTCGTGATCCACCAAATGCTGTTGTAGGTGATTGTGTTGTATCTGCTCCACCAAATGCTGTTGTAGGTGATTGTGTTGTATCTGGTCCACCAAATGCTGTTGTTGTTGATTGTGTTGTATCTGGTCCACCAAATGCTGTTGTTGGTGATTGTGATGTATCTGATCCACCAAATGCTGTTGTTGTTGATTGTGTTGTATCTGATCCACCAAATGTTGTTGTTGTTGATTGTGTTGTATCTGATCCACCAAATCCTGTTGTTCCTGATTGTGTTCTTTCTGGTTCTGGTGGTGGTGGTGGTGCGGTTGATTCACTTAAATCATTTATTAAATAATTTTTACCGAAAACAAAATCATTTTTGATTAAATCATCTATCACCATATTTTTATCGTCAACCAATTGTTTTTGGATTAAATCATTTACCACCATATTTTTATCGTCAACCAATTGATTTTGGATTAAATCATTTAGCACCATATTTTTATTGCCAACCAATTGTTTTTGGATTAAATCATTTAGCACCATATTTTTATCGTCAACCAATTGTTTTTGGATTAAATCATTTAGCACCATATTTTTATCGTCAACCAATTGTTTTTGGATTAAATCATATAACAACATATTTTTATCGCCAACCAATTGTTTTTGGATTAAATCATCTAGCACCATATTTTTATCTGTAATAAAATTATTTTGTGGATCTGGTTGTGTTTTAGCTAATGTTGTAGATGATTGTGTATTTTGAAAGTATTCATTGATTCTTAAAAAATAAATCATAAATAATAAAAAAATAATAAAAAATAATATTGTAGTCATTAATATAAAGATATAAAATTATTTTTTTTTTTTTTTAAAACATAATTAAATAAAATAAAAAAAATTGCCAGTATACATATTAATATCAAAAATATTATAAAAAAATTATTAAACTTCATATTATTTTTATCATTATTAGAATCCATATTATTTACTTCATTGTTTGAATACATATTTGCCTCATTATTAGACTCCATATTATTTACATCATTATTTACATCATTATTTGAATACATATTTACCTCATTATTAGACTCTATATTATTTATATCATTATTATACTCTATATTATTTATATCATTATTAGACTCTGTATTATTTACTTCATCATTAGAATATGTATTATTTACCTCATCATTAGAATCTGTATTATTTATAATTTTATTGTATAAATTTCTTTTTACATTTATTGGGTCTTCAGGATTAATGCTATTATTTAACTCATCATTTTTGTTATAATTTTCATTATCAACATATTCATCATAAAAATATGGATTATCATTATCATTTCTTAAAAAATGTCTTTTAGTATTTTCATTTACAATAATATGTTTATTATAATTTAAACTTTTAGCCTTTTTAAATCCATCAAAATCATATTCATAAAGTTTAACTTCACCTTTAGGATTTTCATAGTTTAAAACATATTTTTGTTCTTTAGGAATTAAATCATTAACTAATTTAATATCTTTTTCCAATTGTTCATCATTACTTTTATAATTATAAATATTTTTGTCGATATCATCTTCAATAACACTTGTTAAATTTACATAGTTGTCTTGTAAATCTTTTAACCTATCTTCTACTTCTTTATTACTTACAGTTATAGATATACTATTTTTATCATTATTAACATCTATACTAACAATTTGTGTTACATCTATATAATAAGGATGATTACCTAATCTTCTATTAATATATTCTGATAATACATTTGCATCCATATTTGTTAAATCTGTGTTAAAATTTAAATCAACTGTATATAATGAATCATATTCTTTTTTTCCTTTAATAACTATTTCAGTATTTTGTTGTGTTGTTGGTTTTACAGATGTTGTTACATTTGTGTTATTTGATTCAGTATTAGGATCTATTGCATATGGTATCTTTGTATAAAAATTCTCATATAACATTATATTATAAACAAATATAATAAATAAGTTATTAAATTTAAAAAAAAATAATTAAAATAATAAATGGAACAAAAAATTAAAATAATAAAATTAATTGAAGAATCTAAAAATAATAAAAAAAAAAATTTATATTCAGATATTTTAAATTCATCTAAAAAAGTTCAAGCTATAATAAAAAAAACAAAAATAAATAAAAATAAATTTTATAGAATACAAAATAAAAATAATAAAATTAATTTACAAAAAGATGACATAGATTATTATAAAAACGAATATGATAATTTAAATGATACTAAAATTAAAACACCACAAATATTTATTCCAAAAAAAACAAAATGTAATAAACAAACCTTTATTACATTTAATAAAATGTATAAAAAAACATTAAAAAATAATCCAATATCAAATTATAAATCAAAAAAAAAAAATAATAACTTTACATCTAGTATAAAATATGTTAATAATATTAAAAAAACAAATGTAAGATTATTTACAAATTATGAAATTAATAAATTTATAAATGTATTATCCTATTATGGAGAATATGAACAATATAAAAATATACACAAATATATAAAAAAATTAAATAAATATCAAACGAATCAGATATTAAAAAAATTATTACTTGTAAATAAAAAAAGTAATGCTCCTATAAAAATATTAAAAAATATATTATATAATTTTTTTTGTTGTAATTTAGTAATATCTAGATAAATTTAATGAATTTATTTGTATATATTCTAAATTTAGGTCTTTTTTTTTTATTATTAATAGTTTTTTTACTTTTTTTCTTTTTTTTAAAACTAATTTTTTTTTTAGTTTTATACATTAATATTAAACAATATATTAATTAACAAATTTTAAATTTCCTATTCCACTTTTTATAACAAGTATATTATAACTTATTAAATATATATATGCTTTATAATTGTATTCATTAAAATCATCGGTATGTAAATCTTTTTTAAAATACATTTTAGCTGTATGTATATTCGTAAAATTACAAGATCCTGATGGTTGAAATTCTAAAGGATTTAATGAAAATGAATATACGTATATACCATTAGTATTTTTTTTAAAATATTGATATATTTGTTGTTTACTAAAATAATCTCCATCTTTATCTATACGCGTATTTCCATCAAATTCTAATTTAATATTTGTTAAAATATTTTTCTTTAAATTTTGTATATTATATAAATTTTTATGAGTCGATATATTTGGATTATAGAAGACATTTTTTGTAGAAGTTAAATTGTAAAACTGTTCAGAATAGATGTGTTCATTTGAATATGGAGGAATATCTGGATTAATCCAATTTGTATAATTACTCCATTCATTAATATGTTTAAAATCATCTCTTTTAACAACCCATACTAAATATTTTATTGGATTATATCCTATAATCTTACTATTTGTTTCTTCTATATTATTTTTTATTTCTAATCCATCTTTATTTGTTATTTTTGTTTGTTCTATTAAATATTCATGATCATATTTAGCAAATCTGATTCTTTCATCATTATCTAAAAATATATATTCTCCTTCTACATTAGGTTTTATATTGTAATTAAAATTATTAGTAAAATTATTTATTTGATGATGATCTTCACTTCCAGGTTTTATTCTTTTATTAAATGATTTAGAAGATTCAGTATATTTAGTATCTATAATAGTATATAAATCTTGAAATTTTTTCATCTCAAATTCTAAACTGATTGTCGTATATTGTAAAGCTATTAAAGGAATTGCTAATCCTGAATTATTACAAAAATAAAATGATAACGGAACTTTGATTTTTCTACCTAATATAGATGGAAATATAGAATTACTATAATTATCTGTAGTATTTTCCATAATATTTGAATTATTAAATACTATTTTATTACCATTTAATTCTATATTTTTACCTATATATTTATCATATTGATCATTATTCGTTATATGAGGATAATTTCCATTTTGTCCAGGACTGTTTTTAGGATCATATAATTCAGGTAAATGACCTATATTTTCGTTAAAAATATCTTTTTCATCGCCTGATAAATTTAATTCTTTCCAAATATTTAAATAATCTGTGTATAATTTATCAATTTCTTGTTCATTAAATTTTAATTTGATATGATTAAAAATATTTAGTCCAATATTTTTTATCCATTTAAATTCATAGTTACTATTAATATTATTTGTGGTTTTCTTTCCTGAATAAATATTTGGTAATTCAAATGTAAAATAGAGAGATTTTAGTAAATCCCCATTTCTTGGAACATCACATTTTATAATAATATTGTCGTCGTAATCTAATGTTGTTCTTGTTAAATTATCAAATTTAATATTTTCCATAGCAAATTTGCTATATTTTCTATAAACTATTTTATAAAATGATATTTGTGGATTTGCTTCTAAAAAATTATTTACTATATTTGTGTTTAAATTATTAATTTGATATAATGATCCAACAGTCATAATTAATAATAATATATATTTTTCTTTTAAATATTAATTCTAATGTTTATTTAAATTTATTAATATATAATAAATATATAATGGGTAATATTTTTGATACATGTAAAGTCAAAAAAAATGTAATTTATAATAGATCGTTGTTTGAACCTTTACAAAACAATGATCCATATTCAAGTATTAATCATTACAATAATTTAGATTTTATTGAATTAAATGATAAATTAGATAAAATAATAAATAACATTGAGTTATTTAATTCAAAAATAAATATATTAGAAGAAAATACACAAGAAAATATTCAATTATTATCTAAAGATATACATCATATAAATAATAAATTAAAAATCATACCACCAGTTGTCATCTAAATAAGGTGGTAAATTTCCTGAATCTAAACATTCATTATTTGATGGTCCTTTTTTAGTTATATCTTCTATTTCATAATATTTTAATGCTTTCCTAAAATATCGCATATTAGACATATAACCATCAAAACCACCATACAAACTTAACCATAAATCACCAAAATTTTGTTTAGGCATACCATTTATTTTTTTCCTAGTTTTAAGAAGTCCATTTATATATACATCTAAATACATACCATTAAGAACTATTACACAATGAACCCATTTTTTTATAGGAATATTATCTATATCTAAATATTCATATATTTTTTTATATGTATTCATATAAATTCTTATTACATTTTTATCAGGATGTATCCAAACGCCCGGTGCTCTATTAGGATTTGCTGATTTATTACCTTTATGGAACATATGTTTCCATTCACCATATTTATATTGCATATTTTCAATAACAAACCAAAAACTATATGAAAAAACAGCACCACCTTCCTGATTATCAGATCTGTATAATGTTATAGAATTTTCATTTTTAGGGTCTTGAATAATTTGTTTACTGTTTTTACCATTAACACTTCCTTCTAAAATCCATGGACTATTGTTTTTACTAAAAAACATATATTGTGTTAATTTACTTATTCCAAACATTACACCAGTAACAATTAATAAAATAACTATTATTGAAATAATTTGTATTATTAAGGGATTATTGATACTCATTTGATTCATATTATAATATAAATAAATATATTAATTCTATAAATTTAAATTAAAAAATCCATTATCTATATTTACTACTGGACCCTTTTTGTAATTATCTATTATTCTATCATAATCTAAAGCTTTATTTGTATATTCTAATCTTGATATATATCCATTAAATCCATAACCATTAGAACCTTGTTTACATAAATGTATATCACCAGAATTTATAGTAGGTGAACCTTTTAATATACAACTCTTTACTAACTTTCCGTCAATAAAAATATCAAGAACATTGTTTCGCATTGATACATTTACATTTACCCATTTTTGTAATGGAAAATTTTTAAATTCACATAAATCTGTTTTAATACCATCATTACCATCTAGTAATGTGTCTAAACCAACTTTAACTACTAATGTGTTTTCATTTTTTTTAAGCCAAATACTAGGGTTAGCATTTTCAGTTACAACATCATCTATATCATTAATGATTGAACTATCAATATCACCTTTAAATAATATACATTTATCTTCATTTAATCTATAAGAATATGTATTTACATATAACCACATATTTATATTATATTCATTTCCTGAAAGAGACTGTGGTATAGAACTATTAGTAAATCTTTTATATATACTAGCATCTCTAATATATGGAACAAGTAATTTTGATGTAGACATTTGTTTTCTAACTTTACTAAAATGTTTATACAAAAAATATCCTAAAACACATATAACAACTAATAATAAAATAATACCTATTATTACAAAAATACTACTTGAACCTTTATTATAATAATAATTTTTTCTATTATTTTTAGAACTAATTAATTTATTCAATTGGGAATTAATATTATTTAATTTATTTTTATAAGCCATTTATAATATATATATAAAAAAATTTTATACGAAAAAATTTTTAAATTTATCTAAATTTATTTTATTTTCTTCTTTATCTTTTTTCAAATATTCGTAATTTTCATATGACATTAATGTATTTGGATGATAATTTAAATATTTATTATATAATTTATTAATTTTTGGTCTTGATAAATCATAATTATAGTAATCAACACGCCCTACATAGCCATTAAAATTATTATATTTTTCTCCTATAGACAATGGTTTATAACTTTTTAAATTTGGATTAAGTAATTTTTTTGAAGATACTAATATACCATTTTTAAATACATTTACATGTTTATTATTTACAGTAATAACTAAATGTATCCACTTTTGTGATTCAAAATTATCTAAATCTATATTATAAAATTCAATTGTATTTTGAGAACCATAATAAGCAATTTGAATTCTAATTATATTATCTTTTAATAAATAAAGAATATTAGGACTTCCATTATTATTTATAATAGTTTTAGGAATATTAGAATTATTATTCCAAGTATAATTTGAATATAAATTATTAGTTCTTAACCATATTGAAAATGAATATTTTAAACTTTCTTCTGACATAGGCATATTTTCAGCACCAATATATAATGCTTTATCACCATAAAACAAATCATAATTATCATATAAATTTGTATGACCGAAATCAGTAAAATAAATATAACATAAAATAGAAAATGTAATAATAAATAATGTAATTAATATAATATAATTATTTTCCATTTATAATTATTAAATAAAAAAACTTTGTATTGCTTCTTTAAATTTTAAACGTTTTATAAAATTATAAAATCTAGTTTTTTTTGGAATATATGATATATTAGGAATATCTTTTGACATTTCTTCTACTTGCTTATTATCAATTTCATAAGGAATATAATTAAAATTAAATAATGATCCATTGTAACTATTTTGTTGATTAAAAAACATATTATTATTATTTATTATAGGTTCTCCTCTGAATTTATGAATTTTTTTTAATTTACCGTTAAAATATACATTTAAAATTTTATTTTCTAAAACAAATGAAATATGTGTCATTTTCTTATATGGAATTTCTATATCTAAATATTCAACATCATATATCATTTCTATATTACTTATAGGTATAGGATCATCCATATAAGTAGCATGTTCATCTTTTAAAATACAATTTCCATTCCATTTACAATTTAAATGATTATTACAATCTATTTTTGTATCATGTAGATTACAATTATGTTTATTTGTTTCTGTTGTAAAACTTAATCTTAGTTTTGTTGAATTTGGATTCATCCATATTCCTGGACTTTGATATGAAATATCTTCTATTAATTTATTCCAATCGGTATAATCTAATATATCGGTACTTTTTAATTCATTTCCTTTATGTAAAATATGTCGCCAATATTTAAAATTTTCAGAATAATCATTTAAATATATGAAAAATCCAATACTATAATTATAACCATCACTAGGTTTAATAATTTCTTCATCTAATATTTTATTGGGTTTATTTGAATCTTGTCTTTCTAAATATAAGTATGTTCTATATTTGCTTTTATAATAAAAAAAATATATACCAACTGCAATTAATATTATTAAAATTATCATTATTAAAATTATGTTCATTAAATATATTAAATATTTAATTTATCATAAATTGTTTTCTTTCCATGACAATTTCTACATAAAGCTTGTAAATTTGTTAAGTCATTTGTTCCTCCATTATATAATGGATTTATATGATCAACCTCGTAACTGGCATCTAATATATTATTACACACATTACAATTCCATTTCTGATTTGCTGCTACTACTTTTTTTGTTGTTTGATTTAAAGAACGGTTTGTTTTAATTTCATTATAATTATTATTACTATCATATATTATTTTAGATATTGTATTTTTATCTAAATACATAGTTATTATAGGTAATATAAACCAAATATATTTACATACATTTCTTAAATTATATTTAATTAATAAAGATCTATATTGATATATTGTAAATACTATTATACCTAATAAAATAACATATACATCTAACATATAAATATATAAAGGTTTTATTATTAAAATAATATTAAAATAATATTAAAATAATATTAAAATAATATTAAAATAATATTAAAATATAAATGAATAATAATTTAGCAATTGTTCTAGCAGGGGGTAAAGGATCACGTATGAAATAAAATATTTTAAAACCTTTACATAAAATACATAACAATACAATAATATATACTTTAGTTGAAAAATTATATAAATCATATTTATTTGAAAAAATTTTAGTGGTAGTTGGATTAGATAGTAAGGATATAGTAGCAGATTTAAAAGATTTTGAATCTAAAATAATTTATATTACTCAAAAAGAACAATTAGGAACTGGTCATGCTGTCAAATGTTGTAAAAATTATTTAATTAATTACGAGTCTTATAGAAGTTTAATTCTATTTGCTGACTGTCCGCTTTTAACTATAAACACAATTAAATTAATTTTAGAAAAACAAGGTGATTGTATAGCATGTATAACTAATAAAGATATACCTTTTGGAAATGGTAGAATTATTTTTGATAAAAATGGACGTATTATAAATGCTATTGAAGAAAAAGACTGTTCTAATGAACAAAAAAAAATCAAATTAGTTAATGTAGGTATATATCTTATACAAAATACTCTTATTATAAATCATATTGATAAAATTAAAAATAATAATAGTCAAAAAGAATATTATTTACCAGATTTAATGCTTAGCTTAATAAAATTAAATTATAATGTTATACCTATATTATTAGAAAATACAAAAGAATTTATAAATATAAATACACAAGAAGATTTAAAAAAAGCAAATGATATATTCAACCAATTAAATATTTAAGTTTTTATTATTCTAAATAAATATTTTTTCTTATAATGTCTAATAAGTAATAATAGCATTATCAATACTATTACTATTACTAAATTTTTAGTATTAAATATTTTTTTTTTAAATGTATCAAATTTATATGGATTATTATAATGATTTTTGTATAAATTAGAAACTTCTTGATAACTGTATATTCTTTTTCCTAAAGATTTATTTACTTCATTGTGTAAATCGATTGTATATTTAAATAAAGCATTCGGATCAGTTAAATATTTTGAAACTGGATTAACCTGTTGTCTTTGTGTGTAATGTAATCTACACTTATCGCAAGGTATTATATATTTTAAGTTTTCAAAAAAACTTTCGTAAGATTTTTTTTGTTCAAATGTTGGATTTTCTGGAAAATTTAAAGCAATTGTGTGAATAAAAAACCATAACTTAGGCCCCCATATTGTTGGATCCATATATATATATATATAAATTAATATTTGAAATTTATACCAAATAATTTAAAATAACTTAAAACATATTTAATGAATTATTATTAGAATGAATAAAAATACGTTATATTGTGGTAATTGTGGTAAATATGGTCATGTTTATAGAAAATGCTTAGCTCCAATAATAAGCTCTGGAATTATATTATTTAGAAAAGATAATGATAATATAAAATATTTATTAGTCCAAAGAAAAGATACATTAGGATTTGTTGAATTTATGAGAGGTAAATATAATTTAGAAAATATTAAATATATATCTAAATTATTTGAAATTATGACTGAAAATGAAAGATTATTATTGATAAATTCTACCTTTGATTCTTTATGGAATAAATTATGGATGAAGAAAGACAATAAGCAATATCATAATGAATATGATAGTTCCAAAAAAAAATTTAATTTACTTAAAAAAGGTATTTATATAAAAAATAATCTAATTTCCTTGAATACTATTCATTATAATAATAAGGTGTTTTGGTATACACCAGAATGGGGTATACCAAAAGGTAGACGTAATTTAAAAGAATCAAATTTAGATTGTGCTATAAGAGAATTTGAAGAAGAAACTGGATTAAAAAAAAATCAATATAATTTGATATATCAAATAGAACCAATTGAAGAATTATTTTCAGGATCAAATAATATAAGATACAAACATATATATTATATTGCTAATGCTAAAAATAATATAAATAATTTAGCGATTGATAAAAATAATTTTAGTCAAGTATCAGAAATAAGTAATATAAATTGGTTTACATTCGACCAATGTATGAAGGTTATTAGAAGTTACAATATTGAAAAAAAAAATGTATTAGAAAAACTTCATAAAATTTTATTAAATTAAAATATATAATTATATTAATGTCTACAACAATAAAAAAAAAACCAAGAACAAAAAAACAACAAAAACGTAATGAAAATAGTATTTCTAGAAAAAAAAAATTAAAAGATTTAAAAGATTTTATAGATGATTATAATCAAGCCGAGTTTGAATCTAAAGAAGCTCTTATTGAAGAATCTGAAACCATTTTAATGGATTTAAATGATGATAATATACGTGATAAATCAGAATTAGAATTAAAGTATGAAGCTTTACTTATAGTGATGGAGTCTAAACTTAAAGATTCTTACAAATCTAATTTTAAAAATTATAAAGGATATCCTGACTATGAAGATCCTCTATTTAATACTAAAATTTTTTCTAAAAAAGAATTTAATATAAATAAAATTCCTGAAAGAAAAGAGTTAAAGGGTATAGAAAAAGAATTGTTTTCTAAAAAATTGTGTGATCCTATGTATAACAAAACAGAAGAAGAGAAAAAAAAAATTGCATTTAAGTTAACTGAGAATCAGAAATTTCTAAAATCTTTTTTATCACCTAATACTCCCTATAATAGTATGTTATTATTTCATGGAACAGGTGTTGGTAAAACATGTACTAGTATATCTATAGCAGAACAATATAGTGAACAACTAAAAAACTTAAATAAGAAGGTAATTATATTATTAAATCCTAGTATTGAGGCAAATTTTGTAAAAAATATATTTAATATTCAAAAAGTTATAAAACAAACACCTTATTACCAATGTACTGGTTCAAAATATTTAGATGAAATAAAAATAGATTTAGATATATTTAATACAAAAACAGAAGAAGAAAAAAATAAAATACAAGAACAAATTCAATCTAAGATAGGTAAAATTATTAAAGGGCGATATGATTTTTATGGATATCAGAAATTTTCTAATTTAATAGAAAATATAGAACAAAAAATAAAAGAAAAATATAATGAATCTGAATATAATTTTTATTTAAATAAAGAATTAAAAAAAAGATTTTCTAATACAGTAATGATAATAGATGAAGTTCATAATATTAAACAAACAACTGATTTAAAAGTATTACCTCCATTATTAGAAAAAGTAGTAAAAAATGCTATTAATATGAAATTATTATTATTATCGGCCACACCTATGTTTGATACATCAGAAGAAATATTTTTCTTAATAAATTTAATGTTACGAAATGATAATAGATCTATTATTAATGTGAAAGATTATATGAATAGTAGTGGTAATATTATAGAAGATAAGAAATCTGATTTTATTCGCAAAATACAAGGGTATATTTCTTATATGAGAGGTGAAGATCCTTATAGATTTCCAGATAGAAAATATCCTGATGATATAATAGCTGTTCCAGACCCATCAGAACGACTACCACTAAGCGAGCAACAGAATGATATGCCTGATAAAGATAAAAATGGAAAAAAGATAGAAGATAAAAATAGAATTAAAGAATTAAAAATAATTCCATGTGAAATGAAAGGGAAACAATTAGAATTATATAAACATATGGAGATTTCTAAAGAACCTGAAGCTTTTAAACAACATGGTATTTTTTGTTCAACTATAGTATTTCCACCAAAAAAAGAAATGGTTGAAACAAGTTCTACTATTATAGGAAATTTTATAGGTGATAAAGGATTTAATAATATAATTGAAACTACTAAAAATGGTAGAGATATTAAATATAATATTATTGACGATGATTATAAAGATTTTTTTACATTAGATGTATTAAGTAATTATTCTACAAAGATAGTAGAACTTGTTAAAAATATACATAAAAATGATGGTATTCATTTTGTTTATTCACAATATCTTAATTCTGGTATTATTCCTATAGCATTAGCATTAGAAAAATTGGGATATGTAAAATATGGTAATCCTCTTACAAATAATATAGAAACAATATTGGGTAATTATATTATTATATCGGGTAATTCAGATTTATCTAGTAATGCCTATTCTGACTATTTAAAAATACAAGATTCAAATAAAAAAGGGGATAAAATAAAGATAATATTAGGAACACAAACAGCAGCAGAAGGTCTAGATTTCTCATATATAAGACACGTTCATATTTTACAACCATGGTTTCATTTAAATAGAATAGATCAAGTTATAGGAAGAGGTATTCGTAATTGTTCACATATAGATTTAGATTCTAAAGATCGAAATGTAACTATATATTTATATGCTGCTGTTAAAAAAAAAAATGGGAAAAAAACAAAATATATTGAAACTGTAGATTTAGAAACATATAGAGATGCTGAGAATAAATCTAAAAAAATGGCTGAGATTGAGTATTTGTTAAAAACAAGTGCTGTAGATTGTCTTTTAAATAAAAATGGAAATTATTTTGAAAATTCAGATGTTGATTACTCTAAAAAATGTAATTATAAAGAATGTAAATATAAATGTTTTCCATCAACTGTTGAAAAAACACTTAACGGAGATACATATAATGAAACGATTATTGAAGATAATATAAATGATGTTATGAAACAAATTATAAAATTATATAAAAAAAATTATTATTATACTATAGATGATTTTATTAACATTTTAAATAGTGATAGATTATTAATATTTTTTGCCTTAAATAAATTGTTAGATAACCATGGTAAAATAATATCTAAAAATGGTAGTAAAGGAAAAATAATATATAAAAATAAATATTATATATTTATTAAAAATAAAAGTAGTAAATTTATATCTTTTAATAATATTAGAAAAAATAATAATAATACTAAAAAATTTAATAGTTTTAATATATCTAGAAATAATACAATATCACAATTAGAAAAAGTAAATAATGCTCCAATAAAAAGTAAAAAAAAGGATTTTTTTTCTTTTGAAGATATAGTTAAAAAAGCAGCGAAATGGAAAGGAAAAATTAAAACAATTAAAAGCATATATTCTATTGATTTAAAAGATAAAGAGTCAATAATTCAATATTTAATTATTCAGTCAATTCAAAAAAAACTTACACAAGAGCAAACCGAACTTATTAGTTCTTTTTATAATATATTATATTGTAAAAAAGATTTAACATGTAAATCAATTGAAGATGATGAAATATGGGGATATAAAATTGCTGATAATAATAAAATACGATATATGAAGTGTGATAGAGAAAATAAAAAATTTAAAATTGGAATTTCAAATGATATAGTTCAACTTAAAAAATCATTTAGAATTAAATCTAAAAAACAACGTGTTCCTGCAGATATTATAGGTTATTATGAATTAAAAATACCACAAAATGAATTAGTATTTAAAATACGAGATAAAACAAATCAAGGTAATGATAAAAAAAAATCGGAAATTAAAACTGGTAGAAAATGTGATACTTTTAATGTAGATGATTTAAAAGTATATATTAAAGCATTAAAAAAAGAACCTAATAGTGATGCTAATTTTAAAAGTGATTTCTGTGATCAACTAAAACAAATTTTAATAGATAAGGATACAAAAGATAAACAATACAGATATTTGTATGGACCAGAAGAAACAATAGAATATAATTTAAATAAAAAAATTAAATAAAATTAATTTAAAATTGATTATTATTATTTAAAAAAAATAAATAATAAATAATATATGAATGACCTTTTTATCAAAACAACTATTAATAAATCTTTATCTATAGAACCTAAATATATTAATAACCAAATTAATGATTATATTTTAACAAATTTAAAACAGAAATTTGAAGGAAAATGTCTTAAATATGGTTATATAAAACCAAATAGTATTAAAATTATTAAAAGAAGTATAGGAAATGTATTATCTAGTCATTTTAATGGTAATATATTATATAATATTGTATTTTCGGTAGATGTATGTAATCCGTTAGAAGGTGCTATTATTGATGTACAAGTTAAAAATATAAATAAAATGGGTATTTTAGCAGATACATCCGATAAAGAGTCACCCTTAAATATTTTATTAGCTAGACAACATCATATTGAGAATGAAACATTCTCAAATTTAAAAATAGGAGAAGCTATACAATGTAAAATTATTGGTAAACGATTTGAATATGGTGATAATCAAATTTCAGTAATTGCTACATTGTATGAAGAATAATTTATTATTTATTATATAAGATTTGCTATATTTGGCATATAATCTTTCTAATCCGCACTTATCTAAGTTATCATTAATAAAATAATTTATTTTATTATCATCTAAATTATGATACTCCATTATATCCATTTTTATTATAAGATTATAATAATACTTTTAATTTTGGACTAATAGAATTATTTAATAAATTATTAAAATTTAGATTTAAAATTACATATTTATTATCATTCCTATTAGTAAAATATTTGAAGAATCTAATTGTGGATTATTAGTATTAACAGATAAAATAGTATTTTCATTTTCTTTGATTTGTGTTGTTATTAAATAAGAAGCTTTCTTTTTGTCTAATGAATATTATGGACATAGTTGTTTTTGTAATATATTGAATATTGTTTTTAAATAAAGTTTTTTTTTATAAAATATATTTATTATTTGTTAGGCTTGATTTAATTATACCGCATTTTAATTTAATTTTAGATTTAATTTTGGTCATATATTATTTTTAGAAAATAAAAAAATATTTAAGATTATTAATGGGACAATCAAAAAAGAATAAATCAAAGGGTGGTATAATTAAATTAAAAAAAAAAAAGTCTTCAAAAAATAAAGTTTTAGAAATAATAGCCAAAAGAGTTTTAAGTGAAAAATATATGAAAAATAAAGAAGGAGATTATTTTGATGATAAACATTATGATCAGATTGTAGATTATGATTGTGATTGTTACTATTTAGATGAAAATAATAATAAAAAAATATTATTTAAATTTAGAAAGAATGTGTTTTCTAAAAAATTATGTCAAATAGCTTTAGATAATTTAAAAGATGCAGCAAAAAAAAAACATGATAATCGGGGAGCATCAGCTGGAAGAATAAATCTAAATAAAATGCCTTCATATGCTAACCAAGCATCACAACTTATAGGAAGAAGTAAATTTCGTGTATTAGCATACAAGTCCAAAATAACTGGAAACATAGTTAAAAACAGTCTTGGAAATACATCACAAAGTAATATTATTGGATATTATGATAAACGTGATAGAAATTTAGGAGCAAATGCGCCTCCTTGTAGAACAACCGCATTTACTTCACAACAAATTGAAAAATGGGATAAAGTATTGCCATTTATTGAAGCTATGGATAAACAATTTAAAAAATTAATTCCTAAAAATCATAAATTACAATATAATGAAGCACATAAAACTAAATATGTTATAAAAAATACAGCATTTAGCACTGTTACAATTAATTATAATTGGAGGACAGCTCTTCATAAAGATTCGGGTGATTTGAAACAAGGATTTGGTAATCTTGTAGTTTGTGAAGAAGGAAAATATAAGGGTGGATGTACTGGATTCCCACAATTTAAAGTTGCTATAGATGTAAGAAATGGTGATTTTCTTGCGATGGATGTTCATGAATGGCATTGTAATACTAAAATAAAACCTATAGATAAGGATTTTACAAGATTATCATTAGTAGCATATTTAAGAGAAAAAATGATAAAATGTAAAAATGATAAATAATTTATGTTTATTTATTATATGTTTAAAAATTTTATTTTATTAATAGTTTTATTAATAAATATATTAATTATTAATTTTACTCAAAAATTAGAATATATGGGTTGTAAATGTTCAGAAATATGGTATAGAGATTTTATTAAATATTATTCAATAGCAACTTTATTTATGACTATATTAATATTTTGTAGAATAAAAAATACATTTTGGAAATTTATGCATAATATTTATTATATAATAGGTCTTTTTAATATTTATATAATAAATATTATTAGTCAAGATTTATATGAAAAAAATTGTGAATGTAGTAAGTCTTGGGAAAAAGAATTTATTTATTATTATAGTATGTCCTTCATATTATTATATATTATACTAATTTTTGTAATGCTATTTGCTAGTTTGTTTAACAATAGATTGGTTTAATCTCCAATAATTTTCTCGTAATTCTTCATTGTCTTTTGTTAATATATCTATTTTATCAGATAGATCATTTATAGATTGTTGTAATTCCTTAATTGAATCATCTAAACTTAATTCTCTGCCATTATAACTTTGTGCCAAATTATTTAATGATTCTAATGTTAATCCAAATACACTTTCAAAAAGCATACTAATTAATTGTTGTTGTGATTCTTCGTATGTAGAATTATAATTTCTCAATAATTCTATTAATTTTTCTTTATCTAATCTAGTTTTGTATCTAATTTGAATATAATTTGCTACTTTTTCTGGGTTAAGATGAACCATGTTATTCAGCTTATTCAGATTACTATTTTATTATAGTAAAAATTATTATTCAATTTTACTTAAATGATATTAATAGTATCTAATATAATGATTTATAGTATTAGAAATCCTATAAAATTATAAAAAAAATTGAGTATATTATGATTTTCTAATTTAATTAATTTTTATTTAAAAAAAAAATTATATATATCTATATGATTA